GGTAATAACGAATATAAAATTTTAAAATGGGACGTAGTAAACATAAGTTCTGATATAGAATCTAAATGCTGCGAAATTGAAAAACAAATTTTTTGTAATAAACCCGCAAAGTTTTCAAAGAATGGTAAATGTTATTGTCTTAAGCATTGTAAAAAACAACCATTTCAAGTGCCAACATCTGATTTAAAACCCAGTTATGTAAATAAACAAAAAATAAAAAACTTATATGAATTGGCAGAAAAATATAATATTAAATACGAAGACCCAATTAAAAAATCTGACCTAGTAACCCTTATTAATAATTATTCATTTGAAAAATGTTTTGAGACAATAAATGAGACTAATGCATCTAAGGTTGATTTAGTTACAATTGGAAGGAATATTAAAAGTAAATTAGATTTGATTCTTCATGAAGATATTGAATCATTGACCCATGTAATAATTGAAAATCAAATTAGCCCTATAGCAAATCGCATGAAAACAATACAAGGAATGATAGCACAATATTTTATTATGCGAAACACAAATACGTCCATAGACTTTGTTTCATCTTCTAATAAATTAAAAGATGATAAATCTGAACACAAAAATACTTATGGAGAGAGAAAGAAATTAGGTATTCAAAAATGTTTAGATTTAATAAATAATAGTTCTGCTTATAACACATGGGATGCTTTCTTCAAAAGTCATAAGAAAAAAGACGACTTAGCCGACTCTTTCTTACAAGGCATATGGTTTATTAATAATAAACTGGTATAAAAACAATGCCTTATATATAATCACAACGCATTTATGCAGAACACAACTATGTCCAGAATAACAGACCTTTTAACTTCAATTAAAAATCATGAAATTTTTAATAGAAGCGCTGCTAATTCAAACGATAGTTTTTATAATACTGCAAGTAAGATATCCGAAGATATCAAGTTAGATTTTTCAAACGTTCTTATTGTACCAAAAATTAGCCAATTAAATTCTAGAAGCGATGTTGATTTGGAGAGAGAAATAACTTTTTATCATAGTAAACAAACTTGGAAGGGCGTTCCAATTATGATAGCAAATATGGATACTACTGGCACAGTTGAAATGGCTCGTGAAGCGCAGAAGCATCATATTATTACTTGCTTACATAAGTTTCATACTGCTTACGATATTCCAGATGACCTTGATAGAAATTATTTTATGGTATCAATTGGCACTAGAAAGGATGACCTAATAAATCTTGAAATGATTATGGAAAAAGTAAAACCCTATTTTATTTGCCTAGATATCGCTAATGGATATTCTACACACATATTCTCAGTTATTGATGATATCCGAGGTAGATATCCAACTGTTACTCTAGTTGCCGGAAATGTTGTTACTTATGAAATGGTAGAACAATATTATAACCGGGGCGTTGATATTATTAAAATGGGAATTGGTTCGGGAAGTGTTTGCACAACCCGTCTACAAACTGGAATTGGATATCCCCAGTTTAGTTGCATATACGATACTAAGGCACAAATTAAGAATCCAAACATTCATATTATTTCAGATGGAGGAATACAATATGCAGGTGATTTTAGTAAGGCATTTGGTGCTGGGGCCGACTTTGTAATGTGTGGTGGGTTATTTGCCGGACATGAAGAATGTTCTGGAGATACTATTGTTGAAAATAATATAACATATAAGGTGTTTTATGGTATGAGTTCAACTAATGCAATGGTTAAACATTATGGAACTGTTGCGAATTATAAAGTTGCAGAAGGTAAGTGCGTAAAGTTGAAGCACCGAGGCAGCGTTGAAGAAACTATATTGGATATTCTAGGTGGGATTCGTTCTACATTAACTTATATTGGCGCATCCAAAATGGAAGAAGTTTTTGAAAAAGCGGCGTTTATTAAGGTGAATAATGTTGCGAATACGATTTATAATGGACGGGAGATTTAAGGTTTTATTTTTGTTCTGCGATATCGGTATCCCAAAATAATTCAGTGCAACACTTTTTAGTATAAAATAATAAATTTCATTAGCAAAATAATAATGAGATTTATATTATTGCTATAAAAATGTTTTAAGGAGGGGCACGCGGGGAACCTGGGTTCCCTGCTAGTTTTCTTTTTGTTCTGCGATGCCGGTTTACTTGTTGACGCCTTGTTTTAGTTTTAGTTTTAGTTTTAGTTTTAGTTTTAGTTTTTTTATTTCTCTTATAACCACCTTTGGCATTAGCATCGGTACCAGTTTGGGCATCGGCTTTTTGCTGCGTAATAACAATATATGCAATTGCTGCGTCATCGTCTTTAATTTGTGGAATTAGCGAACTTAATGAAATCTTAAAGATGCCCTTTTCTTGACGATTTCCTTGTACATTATATATAAAATCTACGCCCACTGAATTTTTAACAACAAAATTTGTATCTGTTATTTTTCCATTTATAATGACATCCTCGTAAGAAGTTATAACCATTGCATGACGCTCCCCTCCAACTTTGAGAAATAGCCCCCCATAAAATCCAAGGTCTAGCCGTTTTTTTAAATGGTCTATTCGCGAATTAAAGTTTGATTCAATATCAGTATCATCAACGCTAATTGACGTTGCATAAATATTGTATTTGTTTTTTATTATATTATTTTTTAAACCATTTAAAGCGCCGTAAATTGATTCGCAAATAAATCTTACGTATGGATTTTTTAAAATGGTATTAATTTGTTCTGCTGATTTTATAACTGGAAAACACGCAATTTCATTGCACGGTTTTGAAAAATTTAAAGTAAACGCAATATCTTCAATGCTTATTTCGGACTTTAAATTATTATTTAAAAAATCATCAATTATCTCAGCAGTTTTTCCTCCATTGCATCCATATTTGCTAGTTATAGTAATGTAAATATATGAGTATAAAGCCGCAAATATATTTTCTTTAAGATTTCCAGTTTCGTCCCGTGTTGAAGCGTCGCCTAAACAGGATGGATATTTTCTAAAGTATTCTTGTGCTCTGCTTTTTCTAAAATTTAAAAAATCTAAGTGACTTGGTTGCGAATTGTATGAGTTATATCTTTTTAAATTTTTATTAAAACATTCAAATGGATTTAGAGCACAATATTCTTTGTAATAATAACTGCATTTTTCTAAAATAGTACTATCAAAGTAATCTTTTAAAAATACTTTAATAAACCGCGCTAATATTCTGGATGCTGCGTGCGCAAAACACGTTCCCCGAGATTGGTTTGATACAGTTAAAGAATGCGCTCTTATTAATTTAGGTTTAGGTTTAGGAGTAGGAGTAGTAGTAGGATTGGGACTAGGCAATCCATCCTGTAAAGCGCTCATTATATAAATAAGAAGAAAATTAATATTTCTACTTATTTATCTTGCCACCCCCAAAAATATATATTTATAATTCGTATTACTTAAAATTATATGTTCTTATTAATTCATAATGGACGGTGGAATTATTGATATTACTTCATTAAATTTAGGCGAAAGTGGTGCAGGCAGGTCATCAAACTTTGGTTCAGGAATTGAATTGTTAATGAATGATAAGAAATCTTCTGGAGGACGCCCATCTAGTGATATTCATATTGATGATTTAAATAATTTAGAAAATGAGTTAAATGATTTGGTAGACGATTCTGGCCCAGACCTTAACTTATTTGAGGGTAAATCTGATATGTTTAGCAAAGGCATGTCATTAAATTTTGATGATGATAAAACCACGCACAGTGTGAGATTTAGTGATTCTGCGCCCAGTATTGGACAATCAACGGCTGAAGGTTCGCCCGATAATAAGACCTGGGACGGTTTTACTAAATTCAATAATGTTCCATTAAATCCCGATAAGCCAATGTCAAGCCATCCTCAAATGAGCAAAGAAGAATTATTAAGAGAGAAGTTCAAGTATTTAAGAAAGTTAGAAGCACTAGAGCAAAAGGGGGTAAATCTTACTAAAAAATATAACATGGATTCCCCACTCGCCGAAATGCAAGGTGAATATGAGATGATTATGGAAGAGAAGACTAAACAAAACTCTGTTAAATTTCAAGGCAATATGCTTATGGCATGTATTAATGGAATTGAATTTTTAAATAACAGATTTGACCCATTTGATATTAAGTTAGATGGTTGGAGTGAACAAATAAATGAGAACATGACCGATTACGACGACGTGTTTGGTGAGTTATATGATAAGTATAAGAGCAGAGCATCTATGGCGCCAGAACTTAAGTTGTTATTTCAGTTAGGTGGAAGTGCTATGATGGTTCATATGACAAATACTATGTTCAAGTCAGCAATGCCCGGCATGGATGATATCTTAAGACAAAATCCAGACCTTATGCGTCAATTCCAAACGGCCGCCGTAAATTCTATGAGCCAACAAAGTCCAGGATTCTCAGGCTTTATGAATAATATGATGAATCCAGAGCCTCAGGTATCTATGGGCGGCGGACCTCCTCCTCCAATGGCAACTCAAGGTCCTAGTGCGCCAATTCCACCATCTAGCAGACCTGGAAACAACAACTCGTTTAATAATAGACCCGATTTAAATGCTGGCATGGGACGTAGTAACTTTCAAAACGCAAATGATGGAATAAATATTAGAGAGAACTTCTCTGGCCCATCTGATGGAGAGAGAAGCAATAGACGCGGCCAAGGCCCTAGAGCAGAAATGAAGGGTCCAAGCGATATCTCTGATATCTTATCTGGGTTAAAGACAAAGACAATCAATATTCAAGAGGCGCCTAGTCAACAAAACAATTTAAGCATGAATGATAGCAGCACAATTAGCATTTCTGACTTGAAGGATTTACAATCCGACGGAAATATGCCTAAGCGAAGCAAGAGACGTCAGAAGTCCGATAAGAATACTGTAAGTTTGGATATCTAGACACCACAATAAAAACGACGTTATATAATAAAAACAATCGCCATAATAAAATAAATATCGTAATATATTAGGATATATTAGGATATAATGTATGAAAATGGATTATTTATTTTTCGCAGAGATTATAGAATAATAGATAATAAAGGGTTGAATCTATTGAACTCAAAATGTAAAAATATATATACTATTTTTATTTTTACGCCCGAGCAAGTTGGAAATGGCAACGAATACAAATCTAATAATGCGGTTCAATTTATGATTGAAAGCCTAGATAATTTAGCATCGGTTATTCATAGTGCCGGTGGAAAACTTATGTTTTTTTATGGGTATAATGATAAAATAATATCAGAGTGCATAACAAAATTAAACATTGAATGTGTAGGATTTAATATTGATTATACACCTTATGCTGTTGAGAGAGATACAAGTGTTTTTGATTTATGTAAGAAGCATAGTATTGCGTGCGAGCCAAGTGAAGACTATTATTTGCATGAGCCTGGAACTATATTAAATGGTTCAAATGAACCATATAGAAAGTTTACTCCATATTATCATGCCTGTTTGAAGAAAAAGGTAGAGGCGTCGTCAAATGCGCATAAAGTTAAACTCAAAAGTTCCAGTGCGCATTTTTTAAATACTATTTCTCTCAACGATGCGGGTTCTAGGTTTACAAAAGACAATAAAAATATCCTTGTTCATGGAGGGAGACCAGAAGCCATGAAGACTTTAAAAACAGCATTAATATCTCAGAAACATTATGAGAAAACACACAACGACCTGGATAAACCAACTAGTCATTTAAGTGCCTATATTAAATTTGGATGCATAAGTATTCGGGAGGTTTATAAGGCATTTAGAACTAAACATGAACTAATCCGGCAACTTATATGGCGAGATTTTTTTGCATCGGTATTATACTTCTATCCATATGTTCTTGGAAAACCAATGAAACAAAATTACTCCAAAGTTAAATGGCATAAGAATGTGCGGTGGTTTGATGCCTGGACAGAAGGCAAAACTGGTTTCCCTGTTGTTGATGCTGGTATGAGAGAACTTAACTCCACGGGATATATGCATAATAGAGCGCGTCTAACTGTTGCTACGTTTCTAACAAAAATTTTATTGATTGACTGGCGGGAAGGTGAAAAATATTTTGCTAAACGGCTAACCGATTATGACCCAGCAAGTAATAATCTTAATTGGCAATGGTGCGCATCTAGTGGAAATGATTCACAGCCATATTTTAGAGTTTTAAATCCATGGCGTCAGACAGAAGAGTATGACCCAGAATGTAAATATATTAAGAAATGGTTGCCAGAACTTAAAGATGTTCCAGTAAAAGATATTTTAAATTGGAATGCAGAATCGGATAAACACAAAAACGCTGGATACCCTAAACCAATTTGTGTTTATGAAGAACAAAAAGAAAAGGCTATCGCGATGTTTAGAGATATTTATAAGGGATAAAGCATAAAGTATAAAGCATAAAGTATAAAGCATAAGTTATAATTCATTTATTAAATTGACTCTTAAATATAATAAATGAATAAAAATGAACAAACCAAAAACAATGATAACCAAAGCGAAGCAAAAGTTATATCTAATAATAAAGACTATAAAATGACACGACTAAAAAAGAATTCTTATTTATTTGAGTATAATATTAATAACAGTAATATTCAGTTAAGCAAAATTTTAGAGATGGATATTATTAAATTAATTTATGAGTTAAATAAGCATGACATATTTGAAAACTTTTATTTAGATATCCATAATAATTCTCAAGCAACCGTTTTTATATTATTTAAGCACTTTTATCAGGATTTTGGAATTAGTCAGAAGTATATTAATCTTGATATTTCTTTGGAGAGAACAGATAGTCAAATTATTTATAAAGCAACCACAAATCCGATTAAACCCATAAATAAAGAAACCGGAATTGAATTGTTAGAAAACAATTTAGATGCAGAACTTTTGCCTGTTTATAATGTCGCCACTATTTGCGAATTACTTACTCCACATAAGGTAGTTATTAAAACCATAACTGAATTTGAAAATACAAAGAAGATGCTTGATGTCCCAGAGTTTTTAGAACGCTTAGCAACAAATATTATTAGTAAAATATTTTTAAGAACAAAACAATTTATAGAGAAAGTAAATATTACTAATATAGCATAAATTAAATGCCGGTCAATATCAATAGCAATAGCAATATCAATAGTATATTTAATGGATTACAAAATGCTTTTTCTAATATTGGCTTCATGTTTAATGTGTTATTTATATTTTTATATGAGTATATCGCATTTTTATACGCGGGTGATTATTCTATCATGATACGAAACATTGCTACTAAGTTATCTCATAAAAACGTGTTATATGTAAAAGTTTTTCAAGCAATATCGTTAAACAATAACTTAATAGATGATGTAATAAACGCAGAACTAATAAAGTTTACAGATGCTGCGCCATATACATATGATGATATAGATGAGGATTTACTTCATTGCGTATGTAGACATTTTTACTTAACTAGTTATACCAACATAATCCCGATGAAATCTGGAATGATATCGCTAGTTTATAAAATGCGCACAGCCGAAGACGAAGATGTTATTATTAAAATGAAAAGAAAAAACATAGATGAAAAACTAGATGATGCTATTGAAAAGTTAATGTTTTTTATTAATATATTATCATTAATACCACAATTTAATATACTTGATATTTCAAATGTTGTTAAAAAGAATATACAGTTATTGCGCCAACAATTGAATTTTGATGAAGAAGTTAAAAACACGATAGAGATGGCAGAAAATTATAAAAGGTTGAAATATATAAAAGTTCCAACTGTTTATCAAGAGGCTACAATTAAATTCAACGATGTTATTATGATGGAATATATTGAAGGCATACATATATCTAAGTTAAATGACGATGATTATAATGAATTTGCTAAATTAGTAATGAAATATGGGTTCGCATCAATAATAAATAATAGTTCAACGCACGGAGATTTACATGCTGGTAATATTATTTTTATTAAGAATGACGATGAAGGTGAAGTTGAAGAGAAAACTAAAACTAAAACAAAACCCAAATATCAATTAGGCCTAATAGATTTTGGTATAGTAACTCGGATTAATGAGAGAACAACAAAGACTTTTCTAGAAACAGTAACTAGAATGTTTACTGATTCTGGACGAGTTGTAGCAGAGATTATTTTAGATAACATTATAGAACCAACCGAAGTTTTTAAGAGTATAAAACTAGAGCATAGAGAGAAATTATATATAGAGGCTAGTAAAATAATAGATGAAACGGTTCATAACTCTAAAGATGCTAGTCAAGTAAAAGTATACGATTTTATTAAAAAATTTAATCAGTATATTAATAATAATAATTTGCACCGCTATGGATTATACATAAGCGACGATTTTGTTAAATTACAAATGGCTCTAGCAATGTCACAGGGCGTAAGTTTATGTTTGTGCAAAAACGATTTTATTCCATTTGCGAATACGGTATTAAATGAGATGTTTCATATTGACTTATTGCAACCATTATCTGAATCCGATGAATAAATTTTTTATTATTTTTTTTATTTTTTATTATTTTTTTGTTATTTTTATTTTATTTTATTACGTTTTGTCAATAACAACTTCTTTTGCGACGTTTCTAATTATTTTTTTATAATTAGAATCATCTTCTTCATTTGTAGCACCACCAGTTGAGTGTATTATTATGTTATGATAGTCCATATGTTTCTTTGAATCATAATCATCTGCTTCTGGATTCTCTTCTTTCCAGTCATTAATCTGCTTTAAATTTTTAGCCGCTATATATTTGATTGCTGTTTTTACTTTATCCTTTTCTTCGGTATCTTTCTCCCACGAGTCTTTATCTTTAACATATAGGACTTCTCTCTTAAGGTCGCTGCAGTGTATGGGTCGTTTAAAAACATCTAGTTCTTTAAGCCCTCTAATGAATATTTTAGATATGCCTTCGCTATATCCAACTCGCCCAACCATATCTAAATCGCTTAGTTTTACCTGCAATTGGCTTATGAACTCCATAATATTTAAAGCGTCCTTACATTGTTCGTTTAAAAAGAACTGCAAATTGAAGTTATTTGTATTATTATTATTACAATTTGTGTTGGTGGTCGTAGTCGTAGCCGTAGTTTTAATTTTTTCTTTCGCCATTTCTATTATCTGTTGTTGAAGTTTTTGATTTTCTTTATATTGTTCTCTCATCAATCCCTTTAGTTCTTGATTTTCATTCATTTGTAATTTAAAGAGGTCGGTTAAAAGTTTTAAATCTATGTTATTATAATTATTGTTATTAATATTATTAGACGATGTTTCATCAGAACAATCTTTAACAAAACAACCTTTCTTTTTATGCCGCCATAAACCCGACTTATCTTTATAAATTTTACCGCAACTACACTGATTGGAAATGCTTTGGCATACGTTGGGTTTTTTAGGGGAATTGTCGGTTGAATCACCCATAGAGACATTATTGAGGTGTTTTATCGTCTCTAAATGGCGCATAAAATCTTTTTTATTACATGTATAAAAGTCACAAGATTTACAGGAATATTTTTGGGGTTTTTTCGGGTTGACAGAGTTGCTGGACATTGCTATATATTGTCAACACAAAAAATCCCTAAGTGCTTTTTAAAAAAATAATAAAAAAATTACCGTAACAATTGTTGAATGATTTTTTTGGTGACTCAGAGCATAATGGTCTGAGTGGCTATTTTTTGACCCCTTTTTCATAAAATCCTTTGCCTATTCGATTTTTGGACATTTTTTTTGTCCATTTTTGAAAATCTCGAACACTTTTGTACTTTTTAAACTTTCCCTTACTGAAAAAAAAAGAAAACAACCATTGACTTTGGTTCTTAGCATTTATGATGCGATTTCGCACATAGTGCCTTTTTTTCAGTTTTAAGTGTCGCTAGTTTTTTATTCTTCTGCTGTATAATTTGCTTGAATCGTATATATTTTAGAATTAATAAAAAATTGAATTTATTAAATAAAATATCAATACCTATAAATCAATACGACGAATGCAATCAGCACTAAACGAGATTAATTCTGAGAACCCAGAGGAAATTATAATTATTGATGGCAGTTACTTTTGTTTCTATCGCTATTATTCTATTATGAGATGGTGGAAGAGCGCTTATCCAGAAATCCCACTAGACAACCCGTTTGAAAATGAGCAGTTTGTTGAGAAATTTAAAAAGACGTTTGTTGATACTGTTAAGGGCCTGCCAAAAAAACTAAACATTTCTTGTAAGAATCCGTTTATTGTTGTTGGAAAAGATTGTAAGAGGCAAAATATTTGGCGAAATGCGTTTTATGATAAATATAAGGCAACTAGAAATTCTGATGATGGGTTCATGGGAGGACCATTCTTTAAAATGGTATATGAGCAAAACCTATTCCAGGAGGGTGGCGCAAGAGCAATTTTGAAACACCCGAAGTTGGAAGCCGACGATTGCAATGCAATTTTAGTAAAGCATATTTTACAAACTAAGCCACACGTAAACATAACTATCATTGCAAGTGATAAAGACTATTTGCAGTTAGCAAGCGGCCAAGTAAAAATATATACTCTTGCGTTTAAAAATATCGGACAGGATACGCTTGGAGGGAATGCCGAGGCCGATTTGTTCTGTAAAATTATAATGGGTGATGTAAGCGATAACATAAAATCTGTATTAAATAAATGTGGTCCAAAGACAGCAGTTAAGTGTTATAATGATAAGGCATACTTTGACGAGAGAATGAAAAAAGAAAACGCATATGAGCGCTTTGAATTAAATCGGAAAATTATTGATTTTAATTATATACCTCCTGAATTAGTAGAAGAGTTTATGAATTCTGACGGGTATGTTTCACCCTAGTATTATTGTTAGTAATCGTGTTATTAATTATGTAAAAATAAGTATAAAGAAATATTTTCTATAATATTTCTTTATATACCTTTTTATTTCAAATCCCGCTTTTTCATTATAAGAAACAACATTGTCATCGCTGTAATATAGAAAATATTGAATAACAATAAAAACATAAACCTACACTTGGAAAAATAAATGGCCAATTGTCTTTAAAAAAATAGTAGGGAACAGTAATTATTTTAAAATTATTTTCTTCAAAGTGAACCGCATCTTCTCCACACTTTTTTATATCATCCCTCACAGACCGCGCAGAACTATACGTTACTTTTCCAGTTATTATATTTGTATCACTAAATTTTCTACACTCTATATTATCCCCAATAAAATGTTTACAATCTTTACATATTTTTGTTGGCATTTTTAATGCGCGAACAGTTGAAAACAATGTAGTAACGGTATATAGATTCAATAACTTCATTATTATATAATATCATATTACCCTTTATTAAGTTTTTAATAAATATGTCTTACAGGGACAGTTTATTTACAATAAAAATTTGTAAAAACTCCATCTAACGCAATCGTCTAGTTTGTTTTCCACCATACTGAGATACATTGAATCGTCTAGTATTATAATTTGGTCGGTTATATAATACAGGGTCATTTCTAACAACTCGGTATTCCTTTTCTTTTTCGCCTTCAGGCTTTCTATACTTAACAGACGATGGAGAAATATGCCCCTTTTGATAAAAATCAATCGGGTGGTAAACTAACCCAAACATATCCGCATAAGCCTGCCTAATTTTTTCATATCTTAAATGGCATGCAATTACGGGTTGTTTTAAAAGAGGTATTGATTCGCCTGGATATAACTCTAAGTCAACAATAACATAATAACTCAATTTAGAATCTCCGCCAACACTATTTGTGTTATATACATTAACGTACCTATTTCTACTGCTAATTTGACCTCCAGTTTGACCTCCAGTTTGAAGACTATTGTCGTCATTTATGCCACCTCCGTGGGCACCTAGTTTACTTCTTTTATATAATTTATCTGCCTGATTTAAGTAATTTTTAAATTCTGTGTTATGATAATACCATTGATTTCTTCTGTTAATTGCTGAAAGATATTGCCAATTATATCTAAATACTAAATACTTCAAGAACTCAGGAATTTCATCAAACGTATATACAAATTGGTTATCTAACGAGTTGTAAATAAATTCATAATGGGCCGCTCCGCTATCTAATTCCGTATATAATAAAAACGCATAATGTTTGTATTCATTTGCGGTTGCGTCATCCGACTGAATTAATTTTGTCCTATAATATCCATAATCCATCAAATTCGTTTTATCAAACGGAACAACAACCGTATCATTTTCATAGTATTCTACAAGGGTATATTCCCTTTTGACCAAATCAACTTTTTTAATGTTGCAAATAATAGGCTGTCCTCTTGCATTTTTATAATCTACTTTAGTTCCAATAGGAAATGGCTCTGGCGGTATTGTAGTGTCAATAATAACAAGTTTAACCTTAAAAACTCTCTCTAAAACCAATATTGCTCTCTGGTCTCCCCAATATTTCAGAGGTTGTCTAATAACCTGGCGTACTGCATTAAAATCCGCGCCAATCCAATTATTATCTTCATCAAATAAAAAATTAAAATCCCTCCTTGCCGGGTCATCTGGTGACGCATCTCTCATCTCTTCGCTATTAGTCCAGCCCCATGTATCTGTAATTTCCGCATCAGTAATTTCAGTCGCGACTGCATTACGTAACGATAAGTTTGTATAATATCCATTTTCCGTGAAAAAGTTATTTGATTTTTTCCCATTAAATTTTAATTGATAATTAAATATATCTGCAACAGCAAGAAAAAAACAGTCCCCTTCACCAGCAACGTTAATAACATTCCAATTATCTACTATTTCTGAAAGTGCGTCAGGTTCTATATCATCAATAATTTCATCATGAACTGCAGATTCATATAACTCCATAACCGTCGGTTTAAATATATCGGTATTTTCTTCATCATAAGATTTAAACAGTTCTTTAGTTAATTCATCATACGATATATTAGAATTTTTAGATTTTATTTTATCATTATCGTCGCTCAAAATCTGATAACAATTTTCTAAAACGCCGGTTTTACTTATCTCGGGAATAAGCGCATCTATTTCCGAATTGTATTTTTCAGTAAGGTCCGTTATACTATTTTTGTAGTTTTTAATACTACTCGCAGCAGCATTTTTATTATTATAAAATAACTCTTCTTGATTTCTAATTTCTTCGCTCGCCTTATCATTATTAAATGCAGATTTATCTAAGAATATATAAATTGGAAGCAAATTATTGAGGTCACCATAATTGTTTTTAACAATGATAAACAATTCAGAAATTAAACTATAACTATCTCCCATCCGTGTATATATTTTTTCATTTATATATGATAAGTTTTGTCTAGCAGATAGAAGAGATATCTCTCTAGAATGTTTAATAGCAGATGTTCTCGCATATGTACTAATTAAATCATAACATAATGTTATAGCAGTAGAAACCTTGATATAATCATTTAATTGAGTCTTTAATAATGTTGATTCGGGAGACATAAAATCTAATATATGCGGATTTTGTGATTGAAGTGGCATATTTAAATTTTTAAAATTATTATACATGATACTATGTTGCTCATCGGAATATTTTTCACTATATTGCTTACGTAATAACATAGCGGTGGTTATTTTGCCTTCAATAATATTGCCATCATTAGTGCTTCCAATAATATACCCTTTTATGTCTTTTAAAAATAAATCACTCTGATTATATAAAATTTTCCATATACCGAGTTCATTAATATAATCACACTTAAGTAGTGTTAACATACAAACATCAAGTTGATATCTATTAATGTTAAGTAATTGTGGAAAATTAAAATAGTTATTTAACATTTCAGCATAATTTTTTGGCGTTGAGTTATTTGTTTTTATAAAAGCATCAACTCGTTTTATTATATTTATAATATTCTTATAATTCTTAGATAATGTGTTATTGTTATTTGATTCAATGCTATTTATAACATTTCTATAACATTGCATATCAAATTTAATAATATTTAACATTAATATATTTTGATATACTTTATCAGTACCATCTAGTTTATACTTTTTTTCTTTAACAAAGTATAATTGTGTATAAAAGGTATATAAGGCCCTAATATAATCAATTTGAGTTTTAATTTTAGATAATAACAATTTGAGTGAAGAGAGAAATGAAATTAAAAAATTCTTTTTATAATTTTCAAGAAGAATAAGAATTTTTAATAACTGTTCTTTCGCAGAAGCGTTGCTAATAATATCGTTATAACTCAACCCCTTATCACTATATTCTTTAAATAATTTTTTTATATTTTTAATAGACATGTCATAGTTTGTTTTATTATTAAATATGTCAAAATTATTATACGCGTCTGGTTTATTAGACGTAGATGTACTAGATGGTTTATCATCGCGAAAAACAGTAGAAAGAGTTTTTTTTAAATTTATAAATGAAAAATACGAACCAATTGAATTATCATAATTTTCCTTTGATTGTTTATATTTTTCTCCCGCGGCTAACAATTCTTTATACAATGGTTCTAAAATTTTTCTATTTAATTTTATATCTTCAGAATAATTTCTATCAATCGCGTAAATTAAACTTAAAGAGACTGGGTCATTAGATAAATTCGCATCCATGCCTAAATTAATAGCATCTTGATAAACTAATTTTTTAAGAATTTTTTTAACGCCGCCTGGCGCGTTTTTTCTTTCCTCTTCTTCTAATTCATTGATAGCGTTTGTATTTTCATCAGTTGTTGTGCCAGGCAATCCTCGCGCTGTTACATTACCATATTCGTCTCTAAATTTACTTAACTCGCTAGTTACAGCAAAACCCCTTGATGCATCCGAGTGTTCTTTTTTAAATCTATCAAATTCATCATCTGCTAGTTTATTTTGCATAGACAAATTTTGGTTATAACCATATAATCCTTGTCCATAGGTTGATTGTAAAATAGTTCTCTCAAAACTCTTTTTATCTACCTGCCAATCACCATTTATCCATTCATGCGCATAAATGCTATAAGGCTGACCTTTAATATAAAATTTATTATATTTTTTAAATAACACATCTAATGTTACCTTAATATTATTATCTACTATGCCTTCCTTTGTCGCCTCCTCTAAAGTAAGTTTCTGTTGACTTCTGGAAACAATATTTCTACCAACTAACCCATTAAAGTCGCTCTTATTAAAAAACTGAGTAAATTGTTCTGTGTTTTGATAATCGGTCGGAACATTTAATACAACGCTTTTATTTAATTTTATTAGTGGATTAAAGTATACTGCATCGCTTTTAATATTTGGAACAGTCATATCAGGTTCATATCTAATTTTGGGATATCCTCTAATTCTAGTATTTATAAATATTGTTAATGTATTAGGGATTGACATACTTATAATACATTAAGAATATTAAAATGATATTTTACTTATAAATCGTAAATCGCAAATTGTAAATCGTAAAAAAGAATTACTTGTTAACAACCTCTTTGAAATCAGTATATAAATTATGCTGTTGTTGACGCTGTTTATCTTTTCTTGCTTTTTCTAATACTGAAATAGCAGCATTTATTTCATCTTCCGATATTACTCCATCTTCGTTCTTATCTACTTCAGTATCTAATTTACTTAATACTCTATATTTATGAGGCACTATGCAAAGCCTGCTTTCTTCATTAAATAAATGGTCAGATAATATAACAAATACCGCAGTTAACCCGAGAGCAGCATATATATCACGGGTGCCCATCCACGCCATAGCAAAAACGAGTATTTGTTTAGTAACCGTCATTTTAAGATACTCTTCTGTTGATTTGCTAAATTGAATAGTAATAAATTTTGAACCAACGTTAAGTAATATCATAACACACCCAGCAAAAAATTTACTATTGTTTAAATATAATATATGCTCGTTTAAATAAGTGATTGAACTCATAAAAAAATTTGCAACTGGGGTTTTATTTATATTATTGGTTGATGAACGTTTTGCCATATATTTAACATATAGAAAAATAATATCAAAAATAATAACTTCAAAACAAAACTCGGTCAAAACTAAAAACAAACTAAAAACAAAAAAATAATTTTACAACATAATATGTTTTGAAATTATTTTAATTATAAATTTATATTAACTTAAACCTTTTCATGAATACTCGTGCGCGTGTAGTAAAATTTTCTATTTTATCATTAGCATAATTACGCACGTTTCTTAATCCGGGTTTATAAACTTCATTTATTAAAGGAACAAATGACTCTCGCTGCCTTTCGTAGGCGACCATGTTTATAAAAATTGCTAAAAATACAATTAAAAATAAGAATAAATAATCATTAACAATGCGCCCCTTCATTTTAGTAAGCAAAGAATATTTTATATTTAAAAAATTAAACTTTATACATTTTTATTAGTAAGTGATGGTTTTAATGTAGCATTATCAGCAGTTGTTTTTGGTACTCCTACGGGCTCAGATGACATAACATCAGCATTTTGTGTTTTTATAATAGGCAATTTCTTAGAATCCTCTGACATTGTTGCTTCTTTAGCGGCTAACATTAAATCTACCTGCGTGGGCCCGGATGTATCTGGTGTTGAAATAGCAGGGATTGCGGGTTCAGCGTTTTGGTCTATGTTAATTAATCCATTAGTTGACGTTTCAACTAAAGATGGTTGAGAGATAGTTGGTTTTCCATTTTTTTCAGTAATGGATGGTTTAGGCATTTCTTCCATGTTTTCAACAAACCCCTCATATCCAGTATCAAACAAATAAACGTAAAAAATTACTACTACGATTGTTGCCGCTAAACCAACCAAAGTATTATAATTTGTTAAGAGTAATATAATTAGAAGAATTATTGATTTTCCGAAAACAGTATTTATAGATTTGCTAAATATAGCAGGATATTGCACAACTAAAACAATAAGAAGAACAAAAACAATTGCTAATATATTATGCTGATTGTTGAGTTTATTAATTATGCTAGTTAATTGTTTTGGTATTAAATTGTTTAATAGTTTCATCTTATAAATATTATGAATATTATTTTTTACATTAATCATGTAAAAAAGGATTACCCCACAAATTATAATTTCAGTCTGTTTTTAAAATTATTATCTTATTTTTTAATAAGAGATGTCTTTAGCAATGTATGCAGCACCATTTGATAATAATAATCAAATAAATAATAAAGATAATGATAATCCAATAGCAAGAAAAAAAAATTCTAATAATAGAACCCAAAAGAGGGTTCCTAAAGAAAATAATTATTCAGATAAAGTTGCATCTGTTTTACAAAGCATACATAATTTGCCAGATGAAAGTGATAACTCAAACGACTTAGCAGACTTTAATCCGATACCTCCGCCAACATCAGTCGGCGTTGAACAAACGAGAATTAGGGAAAGTATTGAAAACGAAAATGAAAGCGAAAGTGATTATGACAACCAAATGCATAATAATTCAGATGTAAAAAAACAAAACATAACCCAAGAAGACTATTATAAAAGATTCATGCCAAATTATGATAAGTTATATAAAAATTCACCAGCAAATATGCCGTATTATACACAAGCAACGTATCAACAACAGAATCAAGGTCAAAGTCAGTCATATGCAATGACTGGCGAAAATGGAGTTCTACTAGAGAAGTTAAACTATATGATTAATCTTCTAGAAGAACAGCAAGATGAGAGAACTGGCAATGTTACAGAAGAAATTATATTATATTGCTTTTTAGGAATTTTTATTATTTTCATTGTTGATTCATTTGTGCGCGTTGGAAAATATGTTCGCTAATAACAATAATATCGCATAAGTATACTATACATGAATGATGCACCATCAATTTAATATAAACGCCCTATTAGGTTTAAATGTATGATATGCAAAATTATAAAAGAAATAAGCGGTTGGGCTAATAATAATAGGTTTAGTTCGCATTTTTAATGCATCAACGATTATATAATTATCAGATAGTTCTTCTATAACGGCAAATTTAAACCCTTTTGTTTCACATATTTTCCATAATGCTACTTTATATCCTTGAATAAAAATATGGGTTTCTCTCTTTGAGAAACAATTAATAGAAGCAAAGCAACATAACGCTTCGCATCCCTCGCGAATAAAAGTACATGTTTTTCTATAGAAATATGCACTTTTAACTTCTCCATCTTCAATTATCATATATATATAAATATTACCACTTCTAATAAGTTCCAGTATATTAGACATTTCGGGTTGAATACATATATCAAATTTTGAACCCGAATTTTCTCTCATGAAATCAAGTAAATAATGTATATTTGACTTACCACATTCAATAATATTAAATTGTGGCATCAAATCAAATGGCTTTGTCCAACCAGCCATATCAAATCCATAAGTATTATAAACACATAGTGGAACTATACCAGTTAATTCATCTTCTCTCTTAAACAGAGAAACCACAATTTGACGATTATGGTGCCGTTGATTATAATGATGCGTCTGTATTATTTGAGGAGCAATTCCTTTCTTGCGATACGTTTTATCAACGCACAAATAATCCACATAATATAAATCAAATTGTTCTTTTGCATTATTAATAGTAACAGTAAGTGGCCTCGTAGTCATTACGCCAATAAGCCTCCTTGAGGGAATCGTAATACCTTTTTTAGAATTAAATAATAGTTCATCCTCATAATAAAATGAAAAAAAACTAGACGCGTTATGTCCTTCAAAGTAAGGCATTATATTATTTTTATTAGGAAGAAAACAATTACCAGGATTGCTAGTATTACTCGTATTTTGCAAATAATTACTTCTAATAAATCTAACAAATTTATTGATTTTATTTTCGCTTATGTTATCATATTTACAAGTTTCAATAGAAGTAAAATTACAATATTTATTTTTTTCTGGTAATTCACCATCAATTATTCCGGGCGGGAATAAATAATAACGAAAATCATAAAAATGAAACACTGGCTGTAAAGTCCAAAACCTATATTTCATTTTTATATATGCCGCGATTACTACGACGATAATGATTATAAATAATATTATGTATGGGATATATTGATACTGATACATAATATATAATATATTATTAGTTGTTTAGAATAATTACGCTGGTTTTTGTAATATATATAAATATTGATATTCATATCCTGCTTTAATGAGGTCAATCTTACCTTTCATTATAAATCCAGCAGTTTTAGCCATAGTTAAAATATCATTCTCAGGCTCCATATACATAAGATGCTCTTGCTTTCTAAAAACCTTTCCATCCTCTTTATTTTGAAATCTCTCAACAAATTTTGCGGCGTTCTTTTTATTATCTAAATCAAAGTTAGCAACATATTTAAAGTCTTCAAATGTTACTTTACTATTTGTTATTCTATCCTTAGCATAGCGTTGTGGTGTCAACATTACAAGTGGATTAGATGGGGGTAATATGGGGTCAAACATATCTCTATTAACAACGTGAACAACTAAACTACCACCAGGCATTAACCAATTCATACAATTATTAAAGAATTGGCTCTTATCTTTTATATAATAAAGCGTAAAATAGAGGCATAGTATATGCGTAAAACTTTGATACTGAAATTGCATAGCATCTAATGCATCGCCTTCAACAAAATCATACTCGGGATAATTTTCTTTTGCTTTTTCAATCATAGCATGAGAATTGTCTAGCCCAATTGCCTTAAATCCTTTTTTATTGAATAATCCAACATGATGTCCAGTTCCTGAACCGACATCTAAAATAATGCTTTCTTGTGTTGGTTTAGTAGAATTAATAATTTGTCCAACCTCATAATCATCTTTTAAATTACTAAATACAAGAGAATCATATATATCGCTATAAAAATCATCGTATAACTCTGTGCCAGTTTTAAAAAGAAACTGGTCATTTTTCTCAAACCCCTCTTTTCTAGACTTGTCTGAGCGAAATATTGCTACTATAATCAATAGTAATACAGCAAAAAATAATACCTTACCCCATGGCGAAGATTTTTTATAAATAGTTGAAATAGATTGTAATGGTTTAGTAATAAATTTAAATGACATTTCTTCTATATGTATTGTTGTGATTTTTTTTGTTTTAATATAAATTATATAATATGGCCGATTCAGAAATAAATGATGTTAGAGAACAACGAGAGTTTAAAGGAATAACATTTTCTGAATTTAAAAAAACAGATGTAAAAAAAGAATTACTAAATAATTTGACTAAGTCAAAAGTAGAACCAGCATGTTATTGGAGTGCTGAGTTTATTTGTTCTGGGCATTATTCTGATTTATGGGAAACAATACTGTTTTTTTATAGTAAGCATATTCATTTAGGAAATCCTAAATTAGCAATTTATTTAGATTTAAGGATTCAAAGTTTTAAAGAAATAATATCAAATGGTTATGCAGGACATGAGATTAAGATGAGAAATAGTGATAAGATGCGAAAATTGTTTAGTGAAATTATTTGTATTCTATGTTATGCAAAAAGGAAGCATAGTTTTGATGAAGTTAAAATAAAAAAGGATGACTTTGACATGCTTCATATTGCTGATAGATTAAAGGCTCCTAATGCAAAGTATGCAACAAATATCATATTGCCCGGTGACCCAAAAGAACTATACATTGCAATAAACGAGTTTGTTTACAATATTTCCAAGGACGGAAAGAATAGCATAAATGCATGTTATTGGATTGAATGGATATCAGAATATGAATCTATGTGTAAAAATAAGAAAGAAGTATGTAAGTGTGAGAGAAGACTAAAAATGCCAGTTGAAACAAAGGACCAATTAGATATTATATGGATAATATGGGATGCTCTGTTAAAAGAGTCAGAGAATCATCATAAATTAATTCAAAAAATTATGAACAGCCTGTTAAATTTGTTTTCATTAAAGTATTCAAACGGTTGTATTAGAAAGAGAAGATATATATTATATTATGCAGTAGCCATTTTGACCGAGCCGGTTAATTTAGAAGAAGAATTATTAAAAGAAAAGGATGTCATTAATACTGTAACTAATAAGATTGATAACGTATATAAACAAATAAAAAAGAATGAAAAATCACCGCATACTGATTACTTGTTTGCAAACGTAAACAGAAGTAATTTAGATAAAACAATTGAGAAATTAGAAAAAATGAATAACTTTGGAGAGAATTTTGTGCCGCGTTTATAATAATTATCTACTTATAATATATCTTATACACATAATGCCAAAAACAAGAAAAACATATTCTAAAACTGACACAAGACGAAATTATAAAAACGCCGGTGGGTCAAATAGTTTACAAAAATTTGAACAGGAGGTTATTGTTAGGTTTTTAGAAGTATTAAACTTAGTAAAATTATATCATTGGAAGACACTTAATTATGCAACTCACAAGGCTACTGATGAATTGGGCACAAATCTACAAGGAACCATAGATACATTTGTTGAAGTACTTCTAGGAAAGCGCGGAGATAGAGTAAATCTAACTCATAAAAAACAAATCGCACTCAAGGATTATAGTTCTGTCGGAGAATTTAAGAGAGAACTAGAGGCATTTAAGAGTTATTTAGTAAGTTTTAATAGCATTCCTGCATTAAAAACTATGTCAAATAGCGATTTATTTAATATTCGTGATGAAATGTTGGGACATGTTAACCAGTTTTTATATTTATTAACATTTAAATAAAATGAATTTATAATAAAAATATAATATATTTATTTTTATTATAATGAACCCCGCACCAAACGCATATTCTTCTTCAGCATTAACCCCAAAATATACACCGCCTACGTATACGTCTACATCCACGTCTAGTTATGGGACGGATTTCACGTTTCTGAACCTTTCATTAACAACCTGGATAATAATAATCCTAATTCTGGCTATTTTAGGTTTTAATATTTTTGTTTATTTAGCACAAGGAACACAACAATTTTCTGGAATACTCAGTCCGTATGTAAAATTTATAACAGGTTTAATTGTACAAATAACTACCCTAATTGGGCGTATTACTGGGTATACAACAAAAACGATAACAAATACTTCAGCAACTGGGACGAAGGCTACTGTTGATGTAGTAGCAGGAACTATTAATACTGGGGTAGATGTTGTTGGAAACACAGTTGACGCAGTAACAGGCGCAACAGCATCCTCTTCGTTAAAAGGAAGCCAAACAACGATTGATTCGGTTACAAAGGAAGACGTAACCCAGTCAACACCACTTAATAATGCAATAAAAAATAAAAACGCATCGGCACAACAAGAGCCCCAACAACAAACCCAACAAACCCAACAAAACCAGCAACAAGGAATTAAAGCAGACGCGTCAACAAGCACTATTCAATCTAATAAATCGTCAAGCAAATCTGGGTGGTGTTATATAGGCGAAGAACGTGGATTTAGAAGTTGTATTGAAGTCGGTAATAATGATAACTGCGCATCAGGCAACATTTATTCAAGTCAAGAAATATGTATGAACCCCAATTTGCGTTAGTATAATGCCAATAGTCCATTTATAATAGGGTCGTCTATAGGCTTTATTGAATTTGCTGAAAATAAAAATTTTTCACCTTCTGGCCATTTATTACCACCAGCAGAATATTTATACCGCTGTCTAGGATAATATGTTGGAAGACTTTCATCATAACATAATGACGTAATTGGTCCCGGAACATCAGAATCTGTGGTTGGATTACAGTTTCTTGTTGAAATTGTTTTTTTATAAACTTCTCCGGTGCAAATATTTTCACTAATATTACAGATAAGAGTTCCTCCGTCAGGAATAATATTTTCTTTTGGTATGTTTTGTTGAGAAACAATGTTAGCATCCTCTCCACTTCCTATAGATGGAATTGTTGGAGAAAGAACTATTGTTTTAAAAGTTGGGTCAATTGGTGGATTAGATATTTTTGGTACAATTGGGGCACCACTATTCATAAATACATACCCAAGTTTCATATCAGGCAATGCCTGATATTTATTTTTTTGTTCAACGCCACATGTTAGAGGTTGAAAGACTTCAGGATATCTAAAAAATGGACTATTATTTACAGCGTTTGCGCCTCTGCCCGTCAAATTTATAACTGGCGAATTATTTGCCGCATTTATATTATAATATCCTACTCTTTTTAGACTACCAATATTTGGATTTGTATAAGTTTGACTTTGGGTTGCCCAGGTAATTTTATTATTAGTCCACATTCCACGAGCAATCTGGGCATATTTTTGACGTTTTGTTAAATTTGCGCTATTTTTTTTATATTGTAACACGTTTCCTTTTTTTAAAACTTCTATTTGATACGCCCCGCCATTTCTAAAATTTAATGGAGTATTTGAATAAGCGCATTGATTTTCAAACCGATACCATTCTCTTGGAGGATTTGGATTATAGTTTGGTCCTAGACATGGCATTTTATATATTAATAATTTTATTAAATATATAAAACAATAAACAAATCCTTCTAAACAACAAATAACAAATAATTATGGTTAATTAGTTCCTAGAGGATTAAATTGATCTCCTGTTCCTGCAAAAAACCATCTTGTAGATAAATAATTAGTATTATTCTTTGGATTAAGTGACGACAATTGAGCCATTTTTGTATTTGGTCCAGATTTAACTAAATTATAAATTGCTGCTGTTCCGAGAGCATAGTTATAATACCATAAATTAGAAATATAACCAGAAAACCCACCATTTAACGCTATATTAACATCACCATAATTTTGTTTTGGAACACTGGTCAATTTTAAACTTTTAGTTATAGTTCCGTTAATATAAATATCTATGTTAATATTTCTACATCTAATAATAACATTAACCCATTTATTTAAAGGGACGTTATTAACAATAACTTCTTCATTTATATTATTATAAGTATTCATAATTACTTTCAATGCATTTGTGCTAGGCATAATATATAATCCAGGCGCATTATTTGGAAAGTTTAATCCAGTTTCTTCAACATTTGCATTTCCTTTACTAAAGACATGTCTATATCTAGGCGATTGCGTATCATCAATAAATACCCAAACAGACCATGTGAATTCAATTCCATCGGGTCCATTGACGGACCTATTAATTGGTTTTGCATTTGATGCGGATGGGTCTTGTGGTATAATCAATTGTTGCTTTGCATCAATCATACCATTCAATATTTTCGGTGAATTATTAGGTCCAAAAAACCATGCTAATATTCCTATAGAAACTCTTAAAATTACGACAAATATAATAATAATCAATAATAAAAATGATATTTTTGCTATTAAACTATTAGAACTCAAGAAATCCTTTAAGCCGCTGCCTCTTCCTATATTATCTTGTGTAAATCCTCTTCCTAAATCCATTTATATAATATATAATATTATAAGATAAGAAAACCGTAGCAGAATAATAAATGTAACAAATGCTATAAATAAAATATATTACAAATATATTACAAATGTATTACAAATGTATTACAAATGTTTTACAAATGTATTACAAATATCGTAAATGCACCACATGCATTAAATGTTATATTTTATTCTATTATAAGATATAACATTATCATTCTAAAAGGTATAACTACTATTTTCGGTTCCATTATTTGAAAAGGATACTTTTACTTGATATTTACCAAAAAGATCGGTTAACCAACTATTACCATAACCGGCCTTATATATATTCCATGCAGCCTGGGGGTCAGTTGAATTAGGAAAGTATTGGAATTTAGAAGTCCACCCAGAAAATCCTCCTGATGGTGTTATATAGACGCTTGCATCTTGGTTAATTTTAGCAACACCTGGTAAAACGCATGTAGATACTAACTTTCCATCTAAATAAACATCTAAAGTTCTTCCATACGAACTAATTAATAAATTAACCCATTTTTGAATCGGTATATTACTTACTGTGCATGTATGGACTATTGTTCCGTCAGAATTAACTACTTGGTCAGTTGATGGGACTACATCAGAACCAGGATAGCATGATAATAATATTGAAAGATTATTCTCAATGCTACCTAATATAGCAACAGGGCAAGGATTTGCCCCAGAAATTCCAGAAACACTGGTTCCGATTGAATCCGATAGGCCGCCCATTCTTCCAAATAAAACCTTATTGTTGTTATATTTATAATTCCAGTCGTTTATGTAAAACCAAATAGAATAAGTAAAGTTGCTAGAGTTCGCAACATCACCCTTTGCTAAATTGTTTGCTGTTATTGTTTGCATAGTAGTTCCAGAACTTAAATTGCTCAACGTATTTGCATCAGAAAAGACGTATTTTACTATAATAAAAAGTAATGCAAGAATTATAATAATTAGAAGAACACTCTTAATATCCATCGTATAATATATTCATAGAAATTATCTTAAATTTATGAATATATTATTATCTTATTACATCAAACAATAACGATTACAAAAACACAACAAATTAACAACGACCTAATATATTAAATACCGATAAAGTTATCATTGTTAGCCGTAGCAAACCACTTGAAAGATAAATAATCTACAACTGTGTTATCCGGGTCTAATTTTTCTTGTTTATCGGGGGTCTCTTCTAATTTATCTACTGCTGTTGTAACATCAATATTTATTGGTATTGTAATAACTGGTGGGTTAGCGTCTATATCTGCGCCCTTCAATATATTTTTAACAATAGATTCTTTTGAGGGAATTGCTACTGGTGGGGTTTTATCTTTAACAGTGTTATATAAGTAATATACTTGCGAAATATTAAGGCTTTTGTTAAAATATGTTAAGTTACATATTCCACCATTTATTCCATTGTTTGAACCAACAGTAAGCGTATCTTTTGACATTTTAGGAACAGCCTCAGTCGCGGATTTAACCAACTCCCCATTATAAAAAATATCTATTACGCCATTACTATAATTAATAATAATATTGTTCCATTTTTGGAGTAAAACATTTGTCATCTCATAAATAATAATATTACCATCGGAATCTAGGGTTTGCGGATTTGTTAATCTGCTATCGCTTCCGATTGCAGGTTCTCCATCATTTGCTAACGTAATTCTAAGCGTATTTTCTGAGGCATTATATAATACATTTGGTTTATTACCATAGTTTAATAGTGACGTATACTTATTTAATGAACTACTAGCACTTGGGCTTACAGCATCAATAAATACCCAGAACGAAATTGCGTAATTATAGTCATATAAATTTTTATCATCAGTTCCATTCAATGCATCGTAGGCTCCAATTATATTTTCAGAATTCGTATATATGGGGTTATTTACTAATAATGTTCCGCCTTGTTTTGATATATTAGTCTGTGCCTGCGGTCCTATAAAAAAATAAATAATATATAACATAATTATCATAAACAACAATGCGTACGTAGTATATGGTGTGCTTTTAACGTCATTTACAACATTAGTTAATCCTCCCCATAATAATCCTAGTACAGATACACCTGGTTTTGAAACACCAAAAAGGGAGCCTAACAAACTAAATAATATATCAAGCACACTGACTAAAATACAAGGAATATAAAATAAAGAATTAACTACTAACCTAAAGAATGGGCTCTTTTTATAATAGGTTCCGCCAGTTATTAGTTTAAATACTAATGCTAATATAGAAATTACAATAAAAACATTTATTACAAATGATAATGTTCCTGATTTTGTTGATAACCCTTCAACCCCAGTTACTAACCAGCCAATTAATAATCCAGAAAAAATGAGACCAAACAATAACATAAAAACTCTTTGGGCTATTTTTGTAATATTTTCCATAGTGACGTCACCATCAGAGTCTCTCAATTTTGCATCTGAAAACGATAGGAATCCGAAAAATAATATCCATAAAACAAAAATTATTATTAATAATATAACTATTCCTGAAACTTTTGTTGTTTTATCCGAACCTGCTTTCCCGGTCCCAGTTGTAAATCCGCCAGGATATGCTAGAATTCCCGCAACAATTATAATAAGAAATATAATAAAACTAAGCCCGCTAAACAAACCAAATTTTGATACACCTTTAAATAAACCACCACCGGGTTTATCTGTTGCAAATAATCCGGTTATTCCATTTCCGCTAACGGTTGGAAGCGTCATCAAAGTAATTAAATAAAGAAACCCAAATATTGCTAGAAGAATTGTTATTATAAGAGATGGTCCAAAATATGATTTCAAATAACTGCCTGGGTCAATTGTATAAAACACTAGCATAAACACAATAAGACAAAAATAAATTAACGCATATTTAACGCGCTCATAATTTAAATCAAAAATATAATTGTATAAAACTCCTTTTTGCATTGCTAAATAAAATAAATAAATTCCGATTAACATTGTTATTGGAAAGAATAAAAACGCATAACCATCAATAATTCCTCTAGGAACATTTCTATAAAAAATAATAAGAGCAATTATATAAATAACAAGTATAAACACAAATTTAAGCCTGCTCATAAAATTTAAAAATTCTTTATAATTTGGAATAGTTAAAAAGACTATTAATAATATTGCTGCTAAGAATGATATTATTATAATAGACGTATTAACGTCGTCCTCTGTCAACTTTCTATTCCCAGAACTAGAGGAATAAGACTTATTATTATAAATTAAACTTATAACTACGCTCATCATTACGAGCATAACTATAATAAATGTTGTAAAAATAAGCCTTGTTTGCAACTTTGAATAATCAATCTTTTCAATTGATGTCTTTAATGAAGTAATTGTTGAATTTATTCTGGACTCTTGGCCATCCATAATATATAATTACATTTTATTTTATCAAGTTTTGCCCAACCATCCTAATTATTACACCTTTGCACACAATTAAGTTACATATTTTCCATGGCGGTTTTTCTACCATGGCAATCTCTGCATAATGCTACTAAATTACTTACCTCATTTGATCCACCATATTCAAGTCGTTTAATATGGTCAACTTCAAACCACGCGTTTAATTGCTCTTTACAATCACCACATTTCCATCCTTGTTGAGATGCAACGTACTTTTTCTTTGTTTCACTAACAGAACGTTTTGTACTTTTGCCACCAGACTGTAAAATACGTTTTTCTGAGTTTGATGCAACATTAGGAAGCCCCATTTCGTTATTTAAATCGCCCATAAAACTTGAACTATTAGATGTTGACGTAAAATCTATTAATGGACTAAGCATATCCATAGATGATTTATCAATAGGCATATATTTAACAACATTATTTGCATGAAGAAGCATATTTTTACATCTAGCAGGGTTACGCTTAACCATTAAATAGAACACTATACCTAAAAATATAAAAAATGCGATTTGAAAATATTTTTTATTTTTCATTATCATTTTTGTATATTTTCCATCATAATAAGTGTTATATGCAAAAAATATAGTAATTCCTACAATAAGTAGTTCTAGTTTCATTAATAATATAATATATTAACGTTATATTATTATTTTGGGTATAATATGGCCTATTTGATTGACCTTGTTCTATTAAGAGACGATATTGATTTGCGTTTGTGCGTTTTTTTTACGGAGGAAGATTTAGAAAGTGAAATAGAAGTAGAACTAGAAGTAGACTTAGACCGGCTTCTAGACTGAGTGTGAGACTTAGAACTAGTTTTATTGTTTGAACCAGAGTTACTAGAGGAATCTGCTGGAGCCTTAAATTTAATAGTAGACGCACTTTGAGCCTTTAATAAAAGCGCATTTAATTCATCTATTTTAATTAACAATTTATCAATATCAATTGGGACATAACTACACTCAATAACATAAAGAACCATATTTATAATTTTTTTAACAATATCTATTTCGCACGAAGATAATTCTTCATAGTATTCCTCTAAGTATTCTAGAATTGGTAAATATGACATGACGAACCCCCAAATATCTATGTTTTTAAGAAATACTTGAGAGAAATAACCCATCTTATCAAACTTGCCATCCTTTGTAAATTTAAATAAGACATAAGATATGTACTCAAAAATAAAATAGAACGTATATTCAAACTCAATAATATCCTTTTTAAATTGTTCTTCAACATTAATTAATCCGCGTTCAAAAAATGTTTTAAAACAACTATTTAAAGTTTTTAAATGCCCTGCTCCTCTTTTATTAATCCATGTGATTACATAATTTATTACAAACGACCTAGTATCAAAATAGGTAGGGTCTTTTTCCTTTTTAAGAAATTCGGCATGCATTTTTGTAAAAGTATCATTGAATAAAATAATTGAAAACGGAACATTATATTGAAATGGTCGGTTAGTTAATAATTTTGGAATACTGTTTCTCTCTTTGAATATTACAGATAGACCCCAGTCTACTAGCCTTGCCTTGATGTTATTAGTTGATTCTGATTCTTCTAGAATAAGTATGTTAGCATCTTTAACATCGCAGTGATAAATATTCTTCTCATTCATTGGAACAATTCCATTTTTTAATAATTTTATTAAGGATTCATTCATTTTAATGAGCTTTTTATAATCCATTTTAGAGGCATCAATATAGTCTCCTAAGTCTATTCCACCATAAGGCATATTTAATGCCATCAATTTATTTAACGAATCATTAACATTTTTTGAAGTAATTTTCATTTTTTTAAGGGCGCTACACTTTTTATCAAATAATGTTAAATCTTCTTCGTCTAATTTATCTGGCTCGCAAGTTGAAAACCCATCTACTAAAAAATAGTCAGAATAATTTGGTATTCCTTTTAACATTTCTTTATATTTTTGAATTCCATTAAATTCAGTCTTAACATACTTTTTTTTCATTAATTTTGTAACTGTTTTATTGCCGCGTTTTTGGCCTTTACATTTAATAGCGGGATTAAAAACACATCCAAACCCACCAGAACCAATTACTTTTCCCCCTTTTAGGTTTGTTGTCAAGGTTGATTTACTAGTATTGTTTATATTGTTGTTTATATTGTTGTCATTATGCATTTAATAGTTATCTTAAAATATGATAAGATAATTATTTTATTAAATTGCAGCATTATTTGCGTGTTCGGGGCTTAGATTTAGTTTTTGCTGTTTTTGCACGCTTATGTTTTGAAGTTGTCCTTTTATTGGATTTTGTCCTTTTATTGGATTTTGTCCTTTTGCTGCCACCGCTTTCGTATGGGTCGTTTAATTCATCATCAGTAATAGCATCATCTTCGGGTGTGAGGTCAATTGGAAAAATTATCGCATTGTCCCAAACCCCCCTACGAAAAACCATTTTTTTCCCTAAAGGATTTTTAACTTGAAAAACAAAGAATGGATTATTTGTAGGGTTGCTTGAATGTGATGGACCAATATATTTTGCTTTATTAATAGAACCAACATTATAATATTTTCCAACTATCATTAGGTTACCATTAGCATCATTTAATGCCATGCTTGTATATTATATATAATATAAAATTTAACGCAAAAGTTAACAATTATTCATCCTCTTTTCTCTCTTTGAAGTAATCCATAATGTCTTTTTTAAACTCTTCCGTAAACTCTGATGTTGGAATTAATATCCCAGATGCGTCATACGTAAGATGGTTATTAGGTGAAAAGGCGTTATTAATTAAAACCTGCCATCTTTCAGTATACTTTCTATTTTTCTTAGAGCCATGATAATAATGCCTAATAATACCAGGAGTATATCCAATTCGTAGGTTTTTTGCGTTATTTTGAAAATCTAACATACTATTATTATAATCCTCGTGATACTCCTCCTTCATTATATGTTCGCATTTATTAATAAACGCAGTTGCCATAATATTATCGCCAGAACCTAATACGCCTTTATCATATATTCCTCCAATTTTTTCGTATGCTTTTCTAGTAATAGCCCAGGCATAACCGGGATGCCAATAGTCGCTACCCATGGTTGTATATTTTTTATTTTTAGAAAAGCAGTATCCAAAACTATTAAAAATATTTAGATTGGTTTTTTGCTTACTCATATCAACGCAATGGCTAAATAATTGCACAACATCTTTACAACCATTTAATATTTTTAGCGTATCTAATGCCCACGAATTGCTTTCAAACTCTACGTCAGCATCAATCCACGCAAACGCCTTCCAATTCTTTGGGAGTAAATATTTTACTCCTAAATTTACTAAATTTTCCTTGTGCCATATGGGAATGTCTGTTCTAAGTTGCAAATGTCTTTTATTTTTTTTATCAGTTACTAAGAATTTTTGATTAGCATATGCGAGTTCTACAACAAATAAGTTAACATGGTCTTCTTCCTCTTCAATTCTCTTTACAAATTCTTTAAGCAAAATATATCTGGTAGCATATAAGCATGGATTAGAAATAACAATAATAACGTTTAATTTATTTTCAATTGGGTCGTTATTTTTAATAGCATACTTAATATCATTTACTTTATAATCAATAAAGTCTATTTCAATTCCATTAATAATTGTCATTGCTATAATTTATATAATATTATATAATTTAGTTTTTAATTTGTTAGTTTTAGGTATATGTTTCTATCTTATTTATCATAAAGATAAAAAATAACCCCTATAAAAACAATAAGAAGTACAACATAAATAACTTTACTCTTCATTCTATAGTATTCCCGCATCTTCAAATCATTTGGTTTATATTGCTCATAATAATATTCGTAAAACTTACTCAAAGAAATACTCGGTTTTTCTAGGCGTTGATTTATCTTATTATGAATAAAATGCATCCATCTTATAAATGCATCACGAGAATCTAAGTAAGGCGATACTGGATATTGATCTAATAATTGGCTAAAATAAGACGCCATGTTTTCAATTGGTATAAACATTGGTATATTATGGACAAAGTCGTAGTATTTTTTTTTTGTAATAGTATTTGGTCTATGTGGGTAACACATAGCGACTGTATGTAAAAAAAACCAATAATGAGGCCCCCATACCTTTGGATCTAATCCCATTTAGATAAATTAACATTAAAAGATTACCGTTTAAACATAATTTAATGTTATTTTATAGTCGTAAATTGAATGAATAAAACAAATATATGTAATAATTGTGGAAAACATGGACATTTGTTTCACCAATGTAAGTTACCAATAACAAGTTACGGAATTATATTATTTAGGTCAAGTGACAAAGGAGTGCAATATTTAATGATAAGACGAAAAGATAGTTTTGGGTATATAGACCTTATTAGAGGGAAATATTCATCATATAACGTTGAACAAATTCAAAAGAGTATAGATGAAATGTCAGTTATTGAAAAGAGTCGGTTAAAAACCGAATCATTTGATACTTTATGGAAAATGTTATGGGGTGATAATGCTGGAATTCAGTATAGAGGCGAGGAAATTGCGTCATCAAAGAAATTTGAGATAATAAAGAATGGTATACAAATTAATAATAGCGAAGTTGATAAAATTACGTTATTAGATATAATTGAGAATAGCACTACTTCTTGGCAAGAAACTGAATGGGAGTTTCCAAAAGGACGACGCAATTTTCAGGAGAAAGACTTAGAGTGCGCATTAAGAGAATTTGAAGAAGAAACTGGTTATTCTAGTAAAGACATAACTGTTATAGATAATTTATTACCATTTGAGGAGATATTTATTGGTTCAAATCATAAATCATATAAACATAAGTATTATTTGGCATATATGAACGAAACAGTTGATATTTTACAGAATTTTCAGAAGACAGAGGTAAGTAAGTTGGAGTGGAAAACTCTAACCGAATGTTTAGAAGCAATAAGACCATATAATTTAGAGAAAAAACAATTAATCACAAATATAAATAAAGTATTACAAGAATATAGATTATATTCATAATATATAATAAATATGCAAGAAGAAAATACAGGAAAAAAAAAGACAATCAGAAAATCTAAAAAGGCCTCTATAGTTTTAGTTCCAGAAGAACAACAACAACAAGAACAACAAGAACAAATTCAAAAAAAAGAGAAGCCAAATAGCGATATGGAAGAACTTAAAAAAGAATTTGAAATGAATGAATGTGGTGCGCCAATTAAAAGATTTGACAAAAACTGTAATTCTCTTATACTTAAAAAGGAGTTAGTAGAGAGAACAGAGTTAGCAAAAAATCCAGAGGACGATGATTATTTATATCCAAGTTTAAATGACCCTAACTTTATATTAAAAATTACTGAAAAGAAGGAATTTAGCGACACTAGGTATGATGGAAAAATTTATGAGATTAAGGAGCACGCTGAAGTTATGTCAAACGCTGAGTTTGAACTAGCCCCCCATCAAGCATTCGTGCGTAATTTTCTCTCTTTTCAAACGCCATATAACAGTCTTTTGTTATATCATGGATTAGGTACAGGCAAAACATCAAGCGCAATTGGTGTGTGCGAAGAGCAGCGTGATTATTTAAAACAAATAGGCATATCAAAGAGAATTATTATTGTTGCATCGCCAAACGTTCAAGATAACTTTCGTTTACAAACGTTTGATGAGAGAAAACTTAAATTAGTAGATGGATTGTGGACATTAAAGGGTGCTACCGGAAATAAGTTTTTAAAAGAAATTAATCCAATGAATATGAAAGGTCTTACAAAAGAGCGAGTCGTTAGCCAAGTAAAGAATATTATTAATTCATCGTATTTATTCCTTGGTTATATTGAATTTGCAAATTATATTGAAAAAATAAAAGAAGTAAAAGGTTCTTTTAAGGATGAAGACGATAAGCGTATTAAAATGATTCGCAATTTAAAATATGAATTTGATAATAGGTTAATTGTTATAGATGAGATACATAATGTTCGGATTGCAGAAGAAAATAAAAACAAAAAGGTAGCGCTTCAATTATTAGAGTTAGTAAAATCAGCATCAAATATGCGGTTATTATTATTATCTGCTACTCCGATGTATAATAGTTATAAGGAGATTATATGGCTTTTAAACTTAATGAATCTAAATGATAGACGGGCAACTATTGAAATTAAAGATGTTTTTGATAAGGATGGAAATTTTAAAAAGGGTGAAAATGGCGAGGAAGAAGGAAAAGAGTTATTAATAAGAAAAGCAACAGGATATGTATCATTTGTTAGAGGCGAGAATCCATATATATTTCCTTTTAGAGTTTATCCTTCTGTTTTCTCTCCGGATACAACTTTTGAGACTCTAGAATATCCAAGATTTCAAATGAATGGTAAAAAAATTAAGCCCGAAGACAGGATAAGTGTTCTTAAGTCAACCATATATTTAACTAATATTGGACGATATCAGTCGCTTGGTTATAAATTTATAATTGATAGTTTACGAAAGCACAAAATAACGACAACTACAAAAACGGGGGTTGTTAGAGATATGCCAAGTTTTGAAAATATGGAAGCATTTGGTTATACTCTATTACAAATTCCAATAGAGGCATTAAATATTGTTTATCCAATAGAAGGACTAGAATATGTTATGGACCAATTAACCCCGATATCTATGGTATCTGAAGGAGAATTAGATGAAGAGCAAGAACGTGAACCTCCATCAAACAAAAAAGGCAAACAAGGCAACCAGTTATTAGTAAAACCAGATTTAACTGGCGCAGAATTACCGGAATATCGTGGAAAACGGTTACAAACGTTATTAGAGCCACAAGACGAATCGGTGCATAAAATAGAATTGACCAGAAAACCTTCTAGCGAGGAATCTATAACAACGCTCAGAGGCGGCGTTACTAGCAGTAGCAGTAGAAGTAATAGTAGTGGTAACAGTGACCAATCTGGCAAAAAAATATTTATATCATCCAGCGATTTAACTGGGAAAAAAGGTCTTGATAGAGTGATGGATTTTATTGATAGCAAGAACCCTCCAGAAAAAGGTTCTTTTCAATATAAAAAATGGTTATTAGATAAAGACATTCGTATGTTTTCTCCAGATAAAATTGGCGATTATAGTTCTAAAATAAAGTCAATATGTAGAAACATAGTATCTGATGATGGGGTTGTATCAGATGGAATAATATTAATTTATTCTCAATATATTGATGGTGGATTAATACCAGTTGCCCTCGCATTAGAAGAAATGGGTTTTACTAGATATGGCGATGGAGTAAAATCATTGTTTAAAGCGCCGCCAACTGAACCAGTTGATTCTAGAACTATGAAGCCACGTATTAATAAAAAAGATACATTTATGCCGGCAAAATATATTATGATAACGGGCGACTCAAGATTATCCCCAAATAACGATTTTGAAGTAAAAGCCGTAACAGGAGACGATAATGCAGATGGTCATAAAATAAAAGTGGTTCTTATATCACAAGCAGGGTCAGAAGGTGTTGATTTTAAATGTTTAAGACAAGTACACATAATTGACCCTTGGTATAATATGAATAGAATAGAACAAATTATTGGGCGTGGTGTTCGTAATTTAAGTCATAAGAATTTAGATTTTGAAAAGAGAAATGTTGAGTTGTTTGTATATGGAACGATTCTTGAAAATAACGAAGAAGAGGCTGCGGACTTATATGTTTATAGATTGGCAGAATACAAAGCCATTCAAATGGGAAAAGTGAGTCGTTTATTAAAAGAGACATCGGTTGACTGCTTACTTAATCACGACCAAGTCAATTTTACACAGGAGAACATTGAAGAAAATACAAAAAAGGATATAAAACAGGTTTTATCAAACGGTGCGGTTATTAATGATTTTAAAGTAGGCGACGTTCCATTTACTTCGGCATGCGATTATATGGATACGTGTGAATATAAATGCATTCCTACTCCAGAGAAACCACTTATAGAAGATGATGCAAGAGAAGATACCTATAATGAGGCATTTATAATGATGAATTCAGAAAAAATATTTCAGAAAATTAGGAAACTTTTTAGTGATAAGGTAGATGGTAAGTTTTTTTATAAGAAGTCAGATTTAATACGTATAATAAATGTGCCAAAACCATATCCAATTGTTCAGATATACGCAGTGTTAACACAGTTAATTGAGGATACAAATGAACATATTATGGACAAGTATGGTAGGACTGGTCATTTAGTTAATATTGGTGAATACTATCTATTCCAACCAAGTGAATTAAATAATAAAGGGGTTTCTATATTTGACCGGTCTGTGCCATTAGATTATAAGCATAAGATGGTCAATTTTGAAATAAAATCAGATATATTAAATAAAAAAATAGAGGTGCCACTAGAAGAACGCAAAGTTAAAGAATTAGAACAAGGAGAACAAAAAGGAGAACAGCAAGGAGAACAAAAAGGAGAACAAGGAGAACAGCAAGGAGACGAACAAAAAGAAAAAGGAGAAGAACCAGAAGAACAACAAATGCAAAAATTAGATAATCATATTTTAGATGAAATAACAATGAATTATAAATTAACGATGTATTTTGCAAATGGCAAAGATAATATTAATAGAGGAGATGATAATTGGTATAAACATTGTGGAGTAACTATAAGAAAACTTATAGCAAATAATATAATGACTATGGAAGATGCTAAAAAATGCCTTATTGAACATTTAATTGATATGTTAATGTATTCAGAAAAATTAGAAATATTAAACTATCTATACTCTATTCAGGAGTTTGATGACGGTTCACTTGAATATAGAATGAAACAACATTTTAATTCAAAAATTATAAGAACAAAGAGAGAAACGAGTATAATATTATTTTTGCTAGATAAACTTCAGGTAATGTTATTAAAGAATAAACGTTGGGTAAAAGCAGAGCCAGAAGATGAGCGAGAAGTTGCAATAGAATTTGCAAAAAACTCAGAGTTTTCAAAATATCAGATTAATAATTTAATTGGTTTTATTGGGTTAGATGTTAAAAACCGATATATGGTTTTTAAAGTAAAGGATATGGAGGCAAAGAGAAATACAGGTGCGCGATGCGACGAATCATCAAAACCAAGAAAAATAGCAATATTAAAAGAAATAATGGGGGACGATATATTTGACACATATACAAATAATTCAACAAAAGGTTTGGTACAACCCGAATTATGCTCATTAGAAGAGTTATTATTCAGAAATTTAAATAGAATAAAAAAGAATAATAAAATATGGTTTTTTGATTTTGAATCGGCATTATTATATAAAAATGAGTTAAAGACATAAAACCCAATTATTTGGTAGTTAAATTAAAAATTGAAAAAGAATAATAAAAAGATATTAATATAATATAACATGGAGGCTCTTGCAAAACCAAAGTATAAAAAGAAACAACAAGTAGAAAATAATATTTATACAAGGTCACTAATAACTCGTAGTATATCTATTCCTATTGTTAGTGTTGGCAAGAATATTCAGGAAACTATTGAAAAATACGTATCGTTAAATTATGAGGGAAAATGCGTAGTTGAAGGATTTATTAAGCCAACTTCGTGTAAAATTATTACGCATTCAAGTGGATTGGTCAAAGGAACAAATATAATATTTGAGGTTGTGTTTGAGTGTCAGGTTTGTTGTCCTGTAGAAGGTATGCTTATTCAATGCGTTGCAAAGAATATTACAAAGGCTGGTATAAGAGCAGAAAGTTCAGATGAAACGCCATCTCCGATTGTGTTATTTATAGCAAGAGACCATCACTATATGATGCCACACTTCTCTACAATTGAAGAAGGGTCTAAGTTTACGGCGCGCGTTATTGGACAACGATTTGAGTTGAATGATAAGTATGTTTCTATTATAGCCGAATTAGTTGAACCGAAAAAAGATTATTCTAGTATGGAGATGGGAAAAGAGCATTCTAAGCCAAAATTGATCATTGGAGATGAGTAATAAGTTCTCTAAAACATATACAAAAAAATTGATCCCTATTAATTTTTTTGTATTTAACGCAAAGACAAAACCCAAAATGACAGATGTGTTAAGAATTATTATGCCGACAGATTGTGTTAATATTATTAAAGAATATACAGGGGAGGCTTTCTGGCATAATGGACGGTTTATTCGCCGTCGCCGCATTCCATTAACAGACCCTCGTTATGAAATGCTTAAGAAGCGCCCAAGAATTAAACAATTAAATTATGATAGTATTGGAGATCAAAAAGTTGGCTCTGTTTGGTTCAAGTTGGAAAATAATAAATTCGTTGTCATCAACGTAGTATTTAGAGGTCTTCATTGGAATGGGGCATTTTATATACGTGGAGATTTTTGGGAGATGCATTATGATGGAAAAAAAACAGTTGCGTATATTTAAAATTACATAAAGAAACAAAACAAGAAATAATATTTTTTTATATAATTATTATATATATATTATAATGCGTATTTATAAAAAGGCAAAAATAAGGGGTGGAAAAAACTATGATGACAGAGACGTTAAAAGAAGGGAAGAACAAAATTTTTTTAATTCGGATAGTGATAGTGACACAGATTCAGATGATGATGAGTTACCCCTTTACCAAGAAGAGCCAGAGCCAGACTCGCGGCCTAGAGTGTTGCCGCGTAAGCAAGACTTGATTGCAATGCAGAGCGCACAATTACCAGTAGCGCCAGCACTAGCATCAGTAGCACCAGTGCTAACAGCAGCAGTAGCACCAGTGCTAACAGTAGCAGTAGCACCAGCAGTTCCGCAACAACGAGTTCGGCCACCACCACCATTTCCATTGATTCGCACCGAATCTACGTATCACGTAAATCCTAACGCGCATCAAGGACCACTACGCCCATTTCAACCTCAAGGACCACCGCGCCCACCAGCGCCATCTCGGGGTGGAAAAACAAAGTCAAAACGTAGAGCGCATAAAAAAACGTCAAAAAGAATAAGTGCTTCAAAAAAGAGTAGGACTAGAAAATCAAAAAAGCATAATAAGAGAAAATAATTCATTTACTTATAAATTCATTTAAACATAATATTAGATAAATTTATAAAATGCAAAGCGCCATATTAGAAGTAAACGATTATTCTGAGTTAAATGCCATCCGTGAAAAAATAGAATCTATGCCAAAGTTTAACCAAGTAGAAATTCTGCGCATGTTAAGTAAAAACGAGATGGTTATGTTAAACGAAAATAAATATGGCACATTTATTAATTTGACAGAGTTGCCGGCAGATATAATCAATGAGTTGAAAACCTATATAAGTTATGTCAATACGCAAGAGTATACTTTAAACGCACTTGAGAGACAAAAGGAGGAATTTAAAAATATATATTTTACAAAAGATAATAAAGAGATTACGTCAAAAAATAAATATGCATAGCGAAACGACAATAATAAATAAAGAATATAATCATGTATTAACAAACTTACAAGATTATATGTTAAATGGAAAAGTGTTAGCAAGAACATATTATCAACATTCCGATGAAGAAAACTCAAAAAGAAATAATAAAAATTTAAAAAACGATAAACAACAACACAAACATCAATACAACCAACAAAACCAACAAAACCAACAAAACCAACAACCAAAAATAAAAAAAGAGCAAGAAAGATTTTTTTATCCATCCGAGAAAGACCAGTTGTTTTGGTGTTTTTATATAATTCAACGCGGATTTGAAAAATATGAGTATCCTGGAATAACATCATTTGTTAATGAGAAAACAGAGAAGTTTAAATGCATAGAACATCTAAGAACTAACAAACAACAGTTAAAAATTAAAAAAATTAAAAATATCAGAGAAGATATTGAGGATGAATTGGCGAATAAGCAAACTATCGGAATGAAAACCTTTATTGCCCTCTGCATAGCACACAACATAAATATTATGTATATTCATAAAAGAAAGTGCTTTGAAATAGTATTTGACAATCAATCACCTGTATTTGTAGTACATTGTATTAATAATGCTGACTCTTCGGCATTTAAATATTGTTATGAGCAAAATGTATCACCGGAACAATTAAGTAAATATAGAGAAGACTATTTTAACTGGGAGAGCATTGAAAAACCACTAAAGGCAATAAGTTCTTATAAAGTAGTTGAATTATGCGAGTTATGCAAAAAATTGGGGCTAACCGAAACCAATCCTGGTCTTGATTTAAGTAAAAAAACAAAAAAATATTTATATGAACTATTAGTTATGAGTTTATAGTTAGTGTTCGGACTATTAAATTAAAAATTGATTATAATATAAAAATATGTATTGTTATATATATAACGATGTCGTCTACTAAACAAGAACCTATAAATCCAATAAATTTAGAATCATCACATAGAAAAGAGTCTCCACAAAAACTAATGGAGAATCTAACAAAAACATTTTGGGCAAATAATCCATATATTAAAGATGTCAATAAAAATAATGAGTTAGAGGTTAGGTTCGGAACAAGAGGCATAAAACCCCTTACAAAGATTGATTATGATAATGTTATTCGTAAACTTAAATCATTAGGGTTTACTAGTCAATTAGAGCAAGGTAATTATATGTTACGCGTTCAGAATGAGTTTCTAGACCCAAACACATCAAGGTTTAAATTATCTTCTATAAGAGCGGAAATAAACGGATTTCATAGCATACAAGAGTATTGCAAACACAATGATATAAAAAAACTAATATCTATGGGACATGATATACAGTTTTATAATAAAGGTCCATATTCGCAAGGAACTGGAAAAGACATACAGCGCACACGTCCCGTTAATTTTGATGATTTTAACTTTAGAGTGTCATATAATGTTGAAAATAGAATGAGGGCAACCTCAGGAGTTGTTCAAAATATCATGGATACATGGGAAAAATCTAAAAAAAATTTTAGATATATAAACCGCGTATCATTTACGCATCCAAAAATTCCAGTAATCGTAGACATAAGTATAGTAAAAACAAATCGGTATTCAGATAAAGAGCCAATTTTAGAGTATACAACAAATGACGCAAATGTTTTTGATAACCCCGAAATATATGAGATTGAGTTAGAGGTAAATAATTCTATCATTGGACCTGGTACAGATGTTGATACACCAACAGCATTACTTACTTCAATTCGCAAAACAATAAAGTATGTTCTTATGGGGCTTCAAGGAACAAATTATCCAATATCATATCCAGAGCAACGAGATGTTTTGCAAGAATATATGAAACTAATTCTTGGAGATGAGTATGACTCTAAAAAACATTGGCGAGTTAGACCAAGTCATTTTATTGGTCCATCGTCAACTACACTTCAAGTTCAAAATGTGGCACCAATTAATGATAACACAATTATCCCAAATATTCGTAAAGCCTATACGGTTACCGAAAAGGCGGACGGAGACCGACATTTACTATACATATCCTCTAAAGGTAAGATATATTTATTAAACACCAACATGAATGTTATATTCACTGGGGCTGAAACAGAGAATAAGGAGTTATTTAATACAATCATTGATGGCGAGATAATCCTTCATGATAAACTTGGTAGATTTATAAACTTATATGCAGCGTTTGATATTTATATTGTTGAGAAAAAGGACGTTAGAGCATTAGGATTTGTGCCAAGAAAAAAGGATGAACTTAAATCAAAATTTAGACTACCGCTTCTTAAACATATTATTAAATTATTGAACCCAAAATCGGTAGTAAAAGATGAGGAAGTATCTCCGATTAGAATAGAGTCTAAGGAGTTTTATCCTTTAAATGCAGATGAAGATATATTTAGTGCATGTAATCAGATTTTAACAAAGGATAAGCAAGGACTATTTGAATATAATACAGATGGGTTAATATTTACGCCGGCTAGTATGGGCGTAGGCGGAGATGAAATTGGAAAGGTTGGTAAATTATCTAAAGCAACTTGGGATTACTCTTTTAAATGGAAGCCACCACAATTCAATACAATTGATTTCCTTGTATCAACTAAAAAGGCTCAAAATGGCGCAGATGAAATTACTCCAATTTTCCAAGAGGGACTTCAAGCCGATTCTACTACACAAATACACGAATATAAAACAATAATTCTTAGATGTGGTTTCAGCGAAAGAAATAATGGATATATAAATCCATGTCAAGACGTAATTGATGATAAATTGCCAACATTTGGCTCTGGCGATGATAGAACAAATGATTATTATCCTCTTCAATTTTATCCAAGCGACCCATATGACCCAACAGCAGGAATATGTAAAATTATGTTAAAGAAAGATGATACGGGGATTTCGCAGATGTATACAGAAGAAGACGAGGTGTTTGGTGATAATACTATAGTAGAGTTCAGATATGAATTGGACAATGAAAAGGGATGGAGATGGGTGCCGTTGAGGGTTCGTTATGATAAAACCGCCGAGTTAAGAAATGGTGAACCGAACTTTGGTAATAATTATAGAGTAGCAGATAGTAATTGGTATTCTATTCATAACCCGATTACTGAAGAAATGATATGTACTGGTTCAGGAATACCAGATGAGTTATCTGACGACGACGTTTATTACAATAAATTTGAAGGTAGTAGCAAAACTCGTGGATTACGAGATTTTCATAATTTGTTTGTTAAAAATAAACTGATAACAAGCGTTGCTAAACGAAATGATAATTTGATTGATTATGCTTGTGGTAAAGGCGGGGATTTTTCAAAATGGATTGATGCTAATCTATCATTTGTATTTGGAATTGATATTTCAAAAGATAACTTAGAAAATAGATTAAATGGTGCATGCGCCAGATTCTTAAATCATCGTAAAAAGTTTAAACATGTTCCTTATGCGCTATTCGTAAATGGAAATAGTGGGTTAAATGTTCGTAGTGGATTAGCAATGTTAAATGACCGAGCAGTTCAGATAACAAAGGCAGTTTTTGGACATGGTCCAAATGATGCTGAAAAAATAGGAAAGGGTGTTGCTAGACAATATGGAAAGGGAGAGAATGGTTTTAATATATCTTCATGTCAATTTGCAATTCACTATTTATTTGAGAATCAATCTACGTTTCAAAATTTCATGAGAAACGTATCAGAATGTACTGCTCTGAACGGGTATTTTATAGGAACTTGTTATGACGGTAAGGTAATATTTAATATGTTAAAGAAAAAGAAAATAGGCGAAAGTGTTGAACTATATGAAGGTGAGCGTAAAATATGGGAAATTAGAAAAGAATACGATGATGATAAATTTGATGACGATGTTAGTAGTTTAGGATATAAAATAGAAGTGTTTCAAGAGACAATTAATAAAACGTTTCCAGAATACTTGGTAAATTTTGATTATTTAGAGCGAGTTATGGAAAATTATGGGTTCCAACTATTAAAAAGAGACGAGGCAAAGTTAATTGGGTTGCCCGAAGGTTCTGGGTCGTTCAATGAACTATATAATTTAATGGAAGATGAATGTAAACGTAATCCAAATAAAAAAGAAAAATATGGAAGCGCATTGACGATGAATCCAAATGAGAAAAAGATTTCGTTTCTAAATAGATATTTTGTATTTAAGAAGATTAGTCATGTGAATGCAGAAAAAATTGCATTAGAATTAATTGACGAAACCTTTGAAGAGAACAAAAAGTCTAAGAAAGACGCAACTCAACCACCAAAGTATTCTAAAAATGATAAATCAGAAATAAAGGCGCCGGAAAAACCTAAAAAGGCCAGACCATTAAATAAAAAAATAATGTTATTATCAACAGCAACTGAGGCAAATGATTCTGTAAATGATGTGCCAAATATGTTAGGTGATGCGCCCACAAAAGAGCCAGAGCAAGAACCAAATCAAGAACCAGAACAAAAGCCAGAACCCGAAGTTAAACCGACAAAGGTTAAAAAACTCGCATCAAAGAAAAAGGTAACATTAAAAATAGAAGAATAACGAAAGAATAAACATAAGAATAAATATAAATTTGCTTATTACTTAAACAAATTATTATAATATATAATAACCTCTATAATGAGTTATTATTTATTGCCAAGAAAACAATGTCTTAGTACAGTTAATCCAATATATAGTTCCGAATCATTTCAACCGTCATATATTTCTCATAGTTTAATACATTATATTAAAAAAGCAAAGGAACAAATAGATTTGTTGATGACTATATATGATGTTGAAAATGCAGAAATTAACGTAGATACTATATATAAAATAATAAATCCGTATGAATTTGTGTATAGCATAGTTCCAGGCTCAAAATTTTCAGTAAGCAAAATTAAAACAAATGCCTCAATTTTTTATACTCTAATGGAAATTATAAATTTGTTTAATATATTTGATGCGTATAATAAGAATATAAATCTCTTATATTGCAGTTCAAATAATAATGTTGTTATTGATTGTGTTAATATTTTTAGAGAAAATTATAATGATGTGAATTACCAAGATAATTTTGACAAAGATGAATTTATTCCAATTATTGGTCTAGATGATTCGGCTGTTGATTTTTTATATATTGAAATAAACAACATCGGCATAAACAATTATATCTTAAATTTTATAAATGCATTGTGCTATATGTTAAAATATCAAAATGAGTGTGGAACCTGCGTAATGCGGGTAGAATCATTGCACTATAAACCTGTTTTAGACGTTGTTTACTTTTTAACTAGCATGTATGAGAAAGTATATATTATTAAACCGAATATTAGCAATTCATTAAATGACGAACGATTTATAATTTGTAAAAATTTCTTATTAGACCATTCAAGAATGAAAGAAGTGTCTAGTTTTATAAAAACGCTCAACGATATTATTATAGATATTAAAAATGGAAAAAACATAATATCCATTATTAATTCAGAGTTGCCGTATTATTTTTTAAATAAGTTAGAAGAGTCAAATATAATAATTGGTCAATTACAATTAGAGCACTTGGACCAAGTTATAAATACTATAAAAAATAAAAATAGAGATAATAAAATAGAAACACTAAAAAAAAATAATATTCAAAAGTCTATTCAATGGTGCGAAAAAAATAAAATACCATATAATAAGTTTGTTGATAAATTAAATATATTTTTACCATTATCACTTCATGACAATTCACCACATTTTTACGAAAATTCTGAATAGAAATATAAATATAAATAGAAATATAAATAAAACAATAAAAATGTTTTTAAGAAATGTAAATCGCGGTATCCACTGAGTTTATTCCAAGTTGAAGTGCTCTGGCACTTTTATTAACGGTTCTAACACTACTATTAACCCCGCATGTTGCTGGGTTATATATTTTTGAATGAACACCAAGACCTCTAAAAATAAGAGGAAGTGCGGGTGTGCATTTTTGAGCCTTTGATTTATAAATAAACGGAATATCATAAGACTTATTATAGTTAGTAATGATGTTATTAGAACCAGTGCGCGAATCACTTACGGCAGTTCTTATTGTTGCTACTGTTAACTTTAATGTTCTTGCGCTACTAGAAACTGCTCCTTGAACAGCAAATTGTGGATTACTTGGTTTATACACAGTTAATTTGCATGCGGCGGGATTACTTGGTCCAGATAATGACATTCCAAAATAAGGGTTCATAATAAAATTTTTAAATAAATATGCGGCTTTGTCAGAATTACCAGACGTTAGATTGGAAATAAACCAGACAAATTGCTGCAAAGTTGCAATTTTTGAATTATAAAAATTAGTTATGTCTTCAGTTGAAAAAACGCCATTGTTATTTAAAATTTGAAAAGACATTACAACCAATTCAACTTGAGAATAATTGCTTAAACCAGTGTTTGGATAACAATTTCCTACATAGGTATTTGATAAAGTTAGAGGGCTGCCTGGCTTTGCAGCAGCAATCATTTGAGCAGTAATATTTGGGTTGTTTTTTAGTGCAGCCGCATCAGTTAAATAATTGTTATCGGTTTCAAAGTTAAATGCTTTTTGTTGATAGGTTTTGCACCTGTTTTCTCTATATTGCTGCAATGTTGTAAAATAATTCTTCTTTAAATTAGTGCTTGCTGGTCTAACTCTTAATAATGCTTTTCTAGGCTCGTTGCAACAGTTACTAGGATTCGTGCATACAGGCAATGGATTATTTGTAAGGAATGGCTCGGGGTAATAATTAGTAACCATGCTTATTCCTGTGCAATTTTTACAATCTAAATCAGCCTTGGTAGTTTCATTTAACTCATCTTCTTTATTTTCCTTTACTGAATAACCGCCCGGTCTATCCATAAGTTGTCCAATTAATCCGCCACTTTTATTCTCTAAACCATTTGCAGACCTAGTTGCTCTGTTTTGAGGAACTGTTATATATTCATTTGGATTATTCGGGTTTACTATAGTATAAGGAACGGTTGTTAATGTTTGCTTTCTAAATTGCCATTTAAGTGGCCTCGCAGAGCCTTGTCTATAAACTGCTATATTTGTTAAGTCTTTATTTGTTAAAGGTCTAATATTACCTGCGGTTATTCCTACAGGATTACTATAAAGGCCTTTTCCTTTCCATGTTTTATAATCGGCAGTAAATGGTGCAGTTAATGAATTATTATATGAATGCATCCCTTGTGGATAAAATGCTGATGACATATATTATAAATAAAGAAGAAAAATAAAAGTATTTGTATATATTAATGTTGATACGGATTCTTATTATATTTTTTATAGCATTAATACTATACCAAGCATTTTTAGCTAATATTTCAAATATTGAGGGGCTTAATAATATGATTCCAAATTCGGAACAATCATCTTGTTCTTCTTCTGTTTTAGCATATAAAAATTCGGCATCTATTCAAATATTACAAGAACAAATGAATAAACTGATGGGTCTAGATAAGGACGTTAAAGATATTAGTGGAAATGTTACGGCATTAAATCAACAAGTTGCCGCTTTAGTAAATCAACAAGCCCAAGCAGCAACACAACTTGCTGGTAATAAGCCAATAGCCATGAGTGGGTTGTCTAGTGCACCTTAAATATATAAGAAACAACAACAAACAAGAAACAAGAAACAACAAATAAGAAACAAGAAACAACAAAGAAGAAACAAGAAACAAAATGTAAAGAATATAAGTTTTGCCGGTAAGGTTTATATTTTAATTAACTTTTAAAATATAAAATATTTATATAGCGATATTTTATATGTCAAACATATTCCAACAAGTATTATCAAATGCATCAGACGTAGAAAAGAATTTACTAGGTCCAGATTACCCATATTGGCGAAATATTAAAAATCCGAGAGCAATTGGTATGTCAGACGAAGGAAGTTTATCAGCAATGGGTCGCGACATAAACGGCTTGATACAATATGTAGAGGTGTTAGTTACTGGTGGCGGAGCATCTACAACAGGTGGTCCTTTAGGAAATAAATTTTTTTTACAGACTGGTGGAAAATGTAAAGACATTAAAAGTGGAAACGAAGTAAATAGGTTTATTTATGTTAATAATGTTCCTATGGGTAATATTCCATTTGTATCATCTGGATTAGATACAAATTTTTCTAATTTTAAGGGATTAATACCTGGCGCTATGGGGAACTTAAATGCTCTAAACCCATATACAATATTAGGGTCATTTACGTCAGGTTCAATGCCAGATTGTCAGGAAATTACTATGCAAGTTATTGGACCAACACCACCAAATAGCGGACCCCCATTAGGACCAAATGCAAGCGGTTCACAAACGCATTTTGTTACAACAGTAGATATTGGAAACATGGACCCATGTAATTGGGGGTCTGGGGGAGTTAATCCGGTTTCAAAGAGACGTTGCAATCAATCATTTACAAATATGAATGAAAGTCCTGCTGAGGTAGCCGAATCATTACCAGATGACCCAATTATTCAATTGTATTTTGCATGTCTTAGCGCTCTTGGAATATACATTTTATATTGCATTATGATAAAGAATCGTAAATAATTGACGTAACTATGTTTTCAAAAACACGTCTCTAAAAATATTCATAACTTTTTCAGGGGTATAATCTCTATATGCATTCCAATCCTTATTTCTCTCTTCTTCTTTATCAAAGTTGATTAAAATCTTAAATAAACTATTTGCGTCAGAATACCATATTGCTTTTTCTCCTAATAAATGAACATGTGCTGCGTCCCCTATTTTTATTGCAATTATTGGTTTATTTAATGTTGAAAATTCTCCTATTGCTATACCAAATGTTTCTCCATCTTGTCTTGCCCATAACATTGCATCATTTGTATTTAAAAACTCAACTTTCTCGTCTAAATCTATAATAGCAGGCAAATGAATTACGTTAGGCAAATCTGAACAAAATTTATTAAAATTAGCAAATAAAAAATATATGTTTGGATTTTTCATTGCAACCATATATACAACTTTATGCACAAATTGAATACTAAAGTTATTTACGCCACCATACCCACCAAACACTGTTGCGTTTTCGGGTATATTTAATTTTTTTCGCATATTATTTTTATGAATCGGAAGATTTATCATATGTGGAACTACTGGAAACTGCCCATTATTACCATTAACCCACGATGATATAGATGTATATATATCTCCATGTGGTTGACTACAATTAAACACACAATGTATGCAATTTTTTGCCACTTTACTAATTCGTCCATCATTTTCTCCGCTTTTTATTATGTAAATGTGAGTTATATTATGCTTAACTAATAGAGCATCTACTTCTGAAAAATCATTGACTCCATTAACCACAAATTTTTTATTAAATTTTTCAATAATGGTTGAAACGTTTCCCTTGCTAGTTTTATTATAAAAAATATAAGAGTTGTTATTTAAGATTGTTTGATTATAATATGCATAATCATAGAGACTTACAGTAGTTCCTCGTTCGCATAAATAGTTATCCCAAAAAGCAATATTCATAAATATTATATAATATTATATAACATTTATGTAGGTTTAAGCCGATTTATAGTTGTTGTTATTTAATGTCTTCTGCGTCTTCTGCTGCCGCCCTTAGCAGAACCATTTTGAACCCATGCGCCATCAAAGCCAGACACATTTCCACCTCGGCGCTTTCTGCGTCTGCCGCCTACTGTTGCAGCATTTGCGCCATACATGGAGGCGTTTCCAGTAACAGTAGAGCCACCTCGGCGTTTTCTGCGACCACCAGTTCCATTTAAGCCGACAACTTCTTTAGTTTTTTTCCAAAGACCACCTAGCGCGCTTCCAACTGTATTGCCAACCGATGATAACCCAGATTCAACGCTTCCAACTACGCCAGAACCAGTGGCGGGCGCAGGTGCATAATTAGGCATTGTTGAACCAAATTGTCCACCTCTATGTCTTCTGGAGCGACTGCCCCTATTCTTTCTTGCTCTTGTTCTTGCCATTTATAATATAATAAAAGAAATTATATTATAAACGCCCAGTTAAATATGTATTTTAAATTTTTGCTAAATTGTTATTTTTGTTTGCGTTAAGAGGGAATCGAACCCCCAGTTCAACCTTGGAAGGGTTGCGTGTTACCACTACACTATTAACGCTCAATATAAGACTATGAATTGTTTTTATATTGTTTTAATTTTTATTTATTTTTTATTTATTTTTTATTTATTTTTTATTTATTTTTTATTTATTTTTTATTTATTTTTTATATTAATGTTTTGCTGCTAAATATTTCATTTACATAACGTTTTTATATAATTGTAATGCTGCTAATCCACCGGCGACTTCAACAACTATGTAAGGAATTGCATCATTTGATGATAATTTTCCTGCTGCTAAGAGAGAAAGTGTTACGGCGGGATTGAATGAACCGCCGGATATAGGACCTCCTAATAATACACCTAATGCTAACGCGGCGCCAATTGCTAAATAATTGTCGGTTGACAAAAATACAAAAACTAACAACAATGTTCCTAAAAATTCAACAAGATACTTATTCATTATATATATTACCCTAAAATTTTATATTTTGTTATATTAAATAATGCCAGCACAGCAACAAACTTACGAAATTCAACCAGGTAACCCTATTGTTATAATGCGTAATCCAAACGTTCTCAACTTTAATGGCATTCAATCTTATTATAAAGCTGAAAAAATAAATGAGCCTGGCGTTAAAGACTATAAATATACCAGGTTGAACTCTCCTAATATTCAAGATATTGCGTCAATAGACGGAAACCCTGATATTGTTTATGATGTTGAGAATTTTCTTATTCCGCAAGGAACCGAAACGCACGCTCAATTTGTTAGATATACACCCCCTTCTAGATTTAATAAACTTTGTAAAGGTTTACAATGTTTTTCTAAGACAATTTCATCTTTGGGCGGAAGAAAAACGTATCGTCGCGTTAGAAAAAATCGCAAAAACAAAAAAACTAAAAGAACACAAAGAAAACAAAAAACTATTAGAAGAAAAATATATCGTCGTTAGTTTATTACTACTTGACATAACAGTACTAATAAACAATAACAGTTTTTAATAATTTTGTGATACCAAAGAACCCCACGCGCAGGTTTTTCCATTGCATAAACTTGTATTAAATATTGACCCCTTTTTAGCAGGCGCTGTGCATCCACCAGACCTGGCCATTCTTAGAGCCGTTTTAACATCATTTCTATCATAACTCTTATATGATAGTGGTGCTTCTGCGGGCAACCCATATTTTAAAGAACTCTTTCCAACAGCCGCGCTTTTTTTAGCAGCCATATACATTGACGAACATGCCGGAGGTGTATATTTAGTAGATTGAGATACAAGAAAACTCTTTTGCAAATCCGCCGAATATTGACTTGTTGGTCTTAAGAATGAAAAACTTTGTGTGCCGCGTCCAAAATTATATTGCGTAGTATTTGTTCTTCTATACT